CGTAGCTAAAGTCAATGGCAATGCCAAGTTTTTTTGACAGCCATTCCATTGAGTTGGCAGCCTGCGCAATCGGATTATTTTTTACCATGAATATAGCAAGGTCAAGCCAAGCCCTTGATATAGTGGTTGACGTGGCCTTAATAATATCAACGAATATTTTACTTGCATTGTAAAGCGAAAGCCCCACAGTTGCTAAGCCTGTGCCAATAACCTTGAATGTGGTTGGGATTAAATTCATTATAAAGCTGGTGGTTTTCGCCCATTGCACCTGAACATCATAAATATGCTTTATCTGCTCATCAGAAAGGTTTTTACTGTCATTCGCCACGCCCAAGAAAAAGGTTGATAGCCCTTTTTTAATTCCGTCCACAACAGAAAGCGTTCCTCCAAGCGTTTCAAGGTAATCTCCCCAAGCGTTCTTAAGCTGCTCAGATGCAGTCGCACCCGCTAAAGCCATGCCTTTGTATTTGCTTTCCAACCCGGCAATAAGTATCTGCTGCGCTCCGGCCTTATCCCCGCTCTCCACTAACGCCTTGACTAAGTCCTCTTGCTGCTGTGTAAGTACAACACCAGCCCTGCGCAATCTGGTTATCCCCACTTCTGGTTTTTCCAGAGCCAAGCCAAGTCCCCTGCTTGCGCCTTCCAAGCCACCCATAGCCTTTGCCATGTCAACTACCAATGCCTGCACTCGTGGAAAGTCTTGCTTGCTAATGCTTGTAAATCTGAGCAGTGAAAGCGTAGCACCTTGCATTATTGCTTCATCACCATAGTTAGAAACCTTTTGCAGATCGCTAGCCATAGCATTCAGCTCTTGCGCTGTAAATTCAGCAGCCCTGCCTGTGGAGTTCAGCACAGCCTGCACTTCTTTTAGTGCCATAACCTGTTGATTGAAATTAGACAAAGCTTGACCGGCAACCTTGAACGCAGTCCCCGCTACCAAGATAGCACTGCCAAAACCAAGCATGGTTTTGATAGCTGATCCCATAGCAGTGCCAACTAATCCAGCTTTAGTTTGAACTCCTGTTAACGCAGTGTTGACTTTGTTTAAGTTCCCTACCACTTGCGCTGTGCCATCTGCCTTGACTACGATCTTTAGTTCTTGCTGCATTTAGCGTTTCCTTTTGGCTGCGTCAATTTCTCGTCTTTGCGCTTCGTTCCTGCACCGGTTGAGTTCTGATCTCCCTGCTCGGAGCATTTCATAAAACCATAGCGGTTGATATTCCCATGAGCCAGACAACGGGTAGGCGGTAACACCCGCCTCAAATTCGTATATGTATCTGAGGACGTATAGCGTTCTTGGGGTGAGCTTACCGCCTGAGTGATCGCAACTCCCGTCCAGTTCACAGAACCGGCAAAAGTGATATTCCCCGGCGCTTGACTGAAGCATGTCATGGGCTGCGTTTCCGTTGTTCTCATAAAATATCACCGCTTGCGTTAGTTTTTTATTTCGGCTTCCAAGCTGAGATCATTCTCGCTTTCGTGGTCAGAAATGGCAGTTGTAAGAGCATTACGCACGTTTTTAGGCAACAGATCAATATTGTCAATGGTGATGGCTTCGTCCAGGTTCCAAGCGCTCAGAGCGTTGTATATGGTTGCTGTGGCTATCAATTCCATATTGCCCTCGATTTCTGTTTTGGCCTTTCCTTCGTTATCAAGTTTGACTACCGCATAGCTGGACTGAATCGCACCCCGCTGTTTAGCCGACAGCGTATGCAGATCAAACTCCCACTCGGCTCCTGTGTTATCAGTGTAAGCGAATTTGTAGTTGAAATCCGCTCGGTTACTGATCAGGCTCGGTTTGCAGGATTTGATTTTGTCGGTCATACTCATCTCCTTTATGTGTTGCTAACCGCTATTGAAACGGATGTCAGGTCAAAGGTGTAATTGCCCAGGTAGATTCCACGATCTGCATCTGGTCTTGTGGCTGCTGTCAGGATTCCACCCAGGGTAAACGCCCAGGTTTTAGTTGCGTTGATGAGGGTAATTACATTTGATTTAGCTACTTCATCATATAGTTCCCCTTGATCGGCTGCGTTTAGCGTGCCGTCCCATAGTGCTACATAGCCAAGCGTGCCGCCAACCTGAGTATAATAGTCATTGGTTTTGGTCATGCTGTTTTGGAACCGGATAGCATTATCAACGATGGACTTGCTGAACTCCATACTGAAGCTGTTAAGCTTGGACGGGGTTTGACCAAAAGTAACTTGCGAAGTAACAGCACCAAACAGGAAGGGAACGCCCGAAGCAGTGCCTGTGTGATTAGTGATAGTGGCAACTAATTGCTCTTGCAAGTATGTGGCAGCTTCGAATCCGCATGAATACTGAACTATGCCGTTGCTTTCTCCGGTGATTGACAGCGGGTTTAGCGTGCAGCCCAAAAGCACATCATAGGTAACCACCGCACCTGTTGAGTCCATATAAAGCTGATAGACATTATAACTGGATTGAGTGCTTAGGTGAACTGGATAGGTGTAAGCACTTGCCGTGTCGTCAAAATGCCCTTGCAAGAGGATTTCATGGGTGTTGGTCAAGTCCCCCGAAATAGTGCCGGTTGACAGCTGCCCTGTGATTTTGTTGCGGGTTGCAGCCTTGTATAGGCTGTTTTCCTTCTTTGCCCTTTCAACGGTAATCGGAGCGTTTCCACTCCATTTTATCATTGAAAAAAGTTGCCGTGCTTAGGTTAGTAACCTGTTGACCAAGGCTGCTTTCCTTTACGATTGCGATTTTGTAATTGTTAGCATTTCTAATAGCCATTTTATTTACCTCAAAGTGCTGTTATTGTTATTTGAACTGGAACGCCTGTGGTGATCCCGCCAGAGGTGAGGTCAAAAGTATAGTTCCCGATAAAAATGCCACGATCCGCATCCGGCCTTGTAGTGTCAGACATAACGCCTTCGCACTCGATATCCCAAATCTTGTCAGCACTTGCCACAGGTGCATTATATAGCGTAAATACCACATAGTTGGCAGATTCATTATAGCGATAAGCCTGATCGGCTGCGTTATTTGACCCATCCCATATCTTGCTGTAGGAAAGCGTTCCGCCAACTGCCGTATAGCGGTCATTGGTTTTCGTTAAGCTGTTTTGGAATCGCAGTGCATTGTCAACCATTGTTTTGCTAAGTTCTAAGCTAAAGCTATTTATCGATGTATCGCCATCGCAAATCACTGAAGCCACATTCCCGAATAGGAACGGAGCTCCGGCTGCTCCTGGGCTGGAAAGAGTAAGCTCATTGGTTCCTGTATTAGCAACTTCCTGCCTGTAGCTGGCAGCCTCGATATTGCACGAGTATTGCACTATGCCATTGGCTTCGCCGGATATCGTTAGCGGGTTCAAGATAGCACCAAGCAAAACATCATAAGTAACCACATCACCAGCAGCATTCAGGTATAGCTGATAGATATTGCAGCTTCGTGTGGTGGGGAGTGCGGTTGCATACAAGTATGGGCTGGCATCATCATCGAAGTGCATCCCTAAAATCAGTTCGTGTCCATCAGTCAAGTCCCCGCTTAGTGTGCCTGTAACCATATCACCTGTAATCTTAGTTCGGGTGGCTGCTTTATAGAGTGAGTTTTCTTTTTTGGTGCGCTCGGCTGTCAAGGGTGCGAAGTTCCATTCCAGCTTGTCATCAAGCAACAAAGCACCGCTGGAAATAGCAATGTAAAAGTCCTGCTCGCCATAGGATGCCTCCGGCACGATAGCCACTTTGTAGTTATTACTGTTCCGTATCGCCATCTTGCACCTCCGCTTTTGCCTTTGCCTTCTTGGGCTTTGGCTGTTCCTCTATAATCTGAAAGCGCTCTGGAAACAAGGCAATCTGCTCTGGTGTAAGATCGTATTCACAGCCTTTGACCAGCTTTAGATTGCCGTTCCTAAAAGCGCCACGAAAGATGTATTTTACACGCATGGTTAGCTCCTTGTGTCTATGATTTGAAAATTAAAAGTAATAGTTCTGGCTGTGATTTCGCCTTGATAGCCAGATGCGGTGTCAGCTAAAACATTGGCATCATCACCTTTGGAAACACTATGCCCTGTGATATTGTAAACCAAGCCAGCTAAAGAAAGGTCGGTTATTATGGCAGTCACCAGATCATTCTGCAGATCAAGCACATCAGCTATTCTGGTCACACCAACTCTGATCTCTACGTGCAGGATAACGTCAACGCTATAATCGTAAATAACCTCTTGCCCTGCGTGGTATTGGGCTGCGCTTTCGTCACCATCACGAACTATTACAGCAGGAAACCTTTGGCCTATTTTGCCAACCGCTTCGGGATATAAACCTGCATAGTTAATGCCAGTAACACCCTTTGCAAGGTCAACCAGCTTGTTCAATACCAATATCTGTTTATTCGTCATTTGAGGGCCTTCTTAAGTAACGGCCTATTCATATATTTAGCAAATATAGCCTTTTCGTTAGCTTTGGAAATGCCAAAGAATGGCCGTTCTGGATTATTTCCCTTGCCCGTGTGGTGATATAAGGCTATCAGCTTACGATTGCCATCAGCTACATAAATTACATAGTGATCTCCTTCTTTGCTAACGGAAATACTGTCCATCATAACGCCAGTTAGCATTAGGTTTACTCTATTTGTGCTCCAAGTAACGGATTTACCACTTTTAGCTGTCTTTTTGCCCTTAGTTCCCATATATCCAGCTTTAGCTTTTGCGTAGCCTGCTGAATATGGCTCAAAAGCATTGCCATCTTTATCCACACCCTTTCTGGTATTGGCACGGATTTGAGCCCGGATAGCAAGCGCTATATCGTGCAAATTCTTGTTTAGCTGTTTCGTGTCAAAAGTTATCATCGGGAAATCCGTCCCATGTTGGTTGTGAACAGATAGCCATAGTCCCCAAAATCCAGAGCGGAGTAGGCTTCTGTGAAAGCTTGTTCATATT